GATTATGGATATGCAGCTCAAGTATATATCTATACAGAATTGTTTAACATAGATTATACAAACTGGACATTTATAGCAGTAGATAGAAATACTGGTGATTTTGATTTCTATACTATAAGTGAGGATTTTTATCTAAGTGGCAAACAAATTGTAATGGAAGGTATAAGTAATTATAAGTTGATAGAAAAAGGACAAACAGAATTTGAACCAAAATATAGAGAATTTATATTATGATAGAATCTTTGACAGTAAGTCGAAAAGAATGTTACGATGATATTATTATGTCATTGGTCCAGGGTTTACTTGTGAAAGATGATATCAATGTAATTATACAACACTATGAAGATTTAGAACAATATGAATGTTGTCAAGGTATACTTGATGCATATAATGATTATAGAAAAACAAGGAAATGAAACATAGAATAATTAGAAATAAAGTAGAAGAAGAATTAAATATAGATTTAGAAAACATATGTAGAAGAAGAGAATATGTTTATGCTAGAGCTTTGTATTTTGGTTTGTGTAAAGAACTAACGAAAGAGAGTTTAGATTTTATTGGTAGTACACTAGATAAAAACCACGCAACAGTTTTACACAACATAAATAACATATTTAATAATTTTATGATATATGGTGAAAAGAAATATTTAAAAGCATACCATAAAATAAAAAGTGAATGTTCACAAATGAAAGATAATACTTGGTGGATAAACAAAAAGTATTACGTTGAAGATCTGATAAGAGAAAACGTAAGAATGAAAAGGGAATTAGAAAAACAAAATTAATATGGGAACAATGTTTTATTTAGTAGGTGCTATACTTATAGCATTTATTTATATTATTGAGGTATGTCAGAAATAAAAAAACAAGATGGCAGAAAAAACAATGGTGCTGTAAAAGGTGTCAGCAGAGGACAAGGTAGACCTAGAAAGATTATCACAGATAATATGACTGGTCTGATTGACTTTGCCATTAGAAAGAACTTTGGTAGTGCAGAGAAAATGTGGATGCATATTGCCAAAGAAGCTAAAGCTGGTAATCCTAAGATGTGGGATTATCTTATGAATTATAGATATGGTAAACCAAAAGAAATGCAACAGATAGATGTTAACACAAAAGTTAATATTCCTGTCATAGATTTTGCTAGACCTAAAACAATAGATGTAACACCTAAAGAAGATCAGAACCAAAATGAAAGTTCTTGAATTATTTGCAGGTAGCAGAAGTGTAGGTAAAGTATGTGATAAACTTGGATACGAAGTCTACAGCTCTGACATAGAACCTTTTGATAAAATAGATTATGTGCAGGATATACTTAAGTTTGATTTAAGTAAAGTGCCATTCAGTCCAGATATTATTTGGGCATCACCACCTTGTACAGCATTTAGTGTTTTACGTATTGGTAGGAATTGGCATAAAGACAATACACCAAAAACAGAAACTGCAGTCTTAGGTGTTAAACTTGTAGAAAAAACTATATCAATAATTAAAGAATTAAATCCTAAGTTTTGGTATATGGAAAATCCAAGAGGTAAGCTAAGAGTTTTAGATGTAGTAAAAGGATTGCCCAGGGTAACTGTATGGTATTGTAGGTACGGAGATAAAAGAGCCAAGCCTACAGATATATGGAGTAACAATATAAAATCATTATTTAATCCTGACGGTTGGAATCCTAGACCAGAATGTTTTAACGGAAATGAAAATTGCCACCACGATAAATGTCCTAGAGGTAATCACTCAGGAAAAGGTGGCACTCAAGGTATGTCAGGAGCTTACAATAGAAGTATGATTCCTGAAGAATTATGTAATGAAATACTAACATCAATATGAAAGAAACTACTTTAATACAAATGAAAAAAAAGATTGAGGACTTAGAGAAAAAAGTTCACCTTCTTTATCACTTACCAATAATTAAAAAAGACATCAACAATCTTATAAAAGAGAATGCAAAAGCTGAATCTAAACCCAAAGTATCAAAGTCTGTTTCAGACAAAGGATAGATACGTAGTAATTACTGGTGGTAGAGGATCAGGTAAATCATTCGCAGTAACGGTATTTTTAGCACTTCTAACGTACGAAAAAGATAATAGGATACTATTTACCAGGTACACTATGACTTCGGCTTCTATGTCGATTATTCCTGAGTTTGTAGAAAAACTGAATTTAATGGGTGTAATAGAAAACTTTGAGGTAACCAAGTATGAAATAAAAAATAAGGTTACTGGTTCTTCTATATATTTTAGTGGCATAAAAACTGCAAGTGGAGATCAGACTGCTAAACTTAAATCTATAAGTGGTGTAAATACTTTTGTACTTGATGAAGCAGAAGAGCTTATGGAAGAAGATAACTTTGATAAGATAGATTACAGTATCAGATCTAAAGTATCTGCAAATAGGGTTTTACTTATACTAAACCCAACAACAAAAGAACATTGGGTGTACCAGAGATTCTTTCAAAACAGAGGTATTGCTGACGGATTCAATGGATCTAAAAATGGTGTAAGTTATATTCATACTACGTACTTAGATAACGAGGAACATTTATCGGAATCATTTGTTAACCAGGTTAAAGAAATGAAAGCTAGAAGACCACAGAAATATGAACATCAGATTATGGGTGGTTGGTTACAGAAAGCTGAAGGTGTTGTGTTTGAAGATTGGCAAATTGGACAATTCAATAGGGAGATACCTATAAGTTGTTTTGGACTGGATATTGGATTTGCTAGAGATGAATCTGTTCTGACCGAAGTTGCAGTAGACAAACCTAGAAAAATTATTTGGGTTAAGGAACACTTTTATAGAAAAGGGTTAGTTACTTCAAATATATATGACTTATGTTTAAGATATGCAGGAAAGAGACTTATTGTTGTAGACTCCAGCGAACCTCGTCTAATTGCAGAGCTGAATTCAAGAGGGTTGAATTGCACTGCCACTGTGAAGAAGAAGGGCAGTATTGTAACAGGGATTGCTTTGATGCAAGATTACAACATCAATCTAGATGGAGAAAACCTTGTCAAAGAATTCAACAACTATGTTTGGGATATCAGGGGTGTCAAGCCGAGAGATGCTTACAATCACGGTGTCGATGCGATGAGGTATGCTGTTGAGTATTTACTTCTGCGTAGCAATCCAAAAGGTACTTATGTTATTCGGTGAATTCAATAGGTCTATGAATTTAATAGCTTGTGAATTCAATACCTGTGAATTTAATAGTATGAATTCAATAGGCTAAATTTTGTATATATGAATTTAATACCTATATTAGCATCTACTTCAATTATGTTATTTCATAATTTGATTTGGTTATTATAATTAGTTAACAAGAAACCCTTTGATACTTTCAGAGGGTTTTTTAATTTCTGCAAAGCTATAAAAAAAATAATTTAAATAATATTTGTCAGTTGCAAAATAATTATTACATTTGTATTATATGAGGGTGAATATACCTGTTTGCGGTACAATTTAAAATACCAATGCAACCAAACCGTCACCCTCTTATTTTAAACTAATAACTAATTAAATAATAAAATTATGAACACAGATAAAACAACAGTCCAGGATATAACAGATGATATACTTCCAGTTATTGAAGACAACATTTGGGATACTATTATGGCAGACAACGATCAGAACGGTCGTTACGGAGAATTACGAAATGGAGAAGAAGTTTTCTTGTTTGACTTTGAAATATACAAGAATATAATCAATACACTTCATAAACAGATAAACAGAGAAGCTAACCTAAACAACTAAGAACTAATAAATAATTAAAATATAAAATTATGAAAGATAAATACTTATTTACTGCCTATTGTTATTATGAATGGGATAAGAAAACAGATTTAGAAGATTGTCAAACAATGATTTTGTTTTATTCAAATCGTGTTGTGGCAATGTTGACAGATAAAATGTATTCCAAAAAGCAAAAAATGACTTATGAGGAGTTTGCCAAAAAGTTTGCTCATATAAATTTATACGATATAGAAATTAACTAATTAAAATATAAAATTATGAAAGATAAACAAAGACAAATACTTAATGCGATGTGGCAGACTTACTGGGATGCCATTGGATACAATGGAACTTCTTGGGAAGATGAAAGTGATTACGATAATCACGAATAACTAATTAAAATATAAAATTATGAATCATATGGAATCAGATGGATGGTGGTTAAGTGAACGTTACAAATACGATGATGTAACTTTTATATCAACTTGTTGCGATGCACATCCAACATCAAATGTAGAATTAGAAGTAGATGAAGATGGAATTGGTTTTGGACATTGTTCAAGATGTAAGGAATGGTCAGACTTCTACGATGAAAACGAATAACTAATTAAAATAAATAACTATGGAGAAAATAGTATTCAATAAAATAAAGAACATTGTAACAAACGAAGGTGCTTTTGCTAATAAGAAAATAAAACCTTATGCTAATTATACTTTAGAGTCAATTAAAAAATATACAACTTTTAATGATGTTATAGATGTAATTAAAAAGGGTTATGATATTGATTGGGCAATTAACACTTATCTTAAAAAAACAATTATATGAAAAAAGAAAGATACACTTACTTTAAAATAAATATAAAAGATTTGAATAAGTTGTCCAGTTCTGATCCTAAAATAAAAAAAGAGATTAGAGAAAGAAAAAAATTATTCACCTCTACACCTGGACCAGGTTAATCTTTGTGAATTTAATAGGGATGTGAATTTAATACCCCTATGAATTTAATACCCTTCTATGAATTCAATAGGAGGGTTTTTTTATACCCAAATACCCAAAAAAATTAATTGCTTTTTTTCGCTTTTTTTCGCATTTATATTTAATTATTTATTATATTTGTGTAACTAATATTAACTAAATAAAAAATTATGAAACTAACAACGAACGAAATAACAACTCTCTTTAATGTATTTTATATAATAAGTCCTTTATTCATTTATATATCTTATATAGTAATAAAAGACTTTATCAAAGTATTTATAAAAGACATAAAAGAAATATTTTAACTAATTACTAACTAAATAAATATATATTATGAATATTAAATTGAAATTTGATTTACTCACAAAAGCTTCAAAAAGTGGAAATATTTTTGGGGTTGCATTCGTTAAAACTAACGGTGAAATTCGAAGCGGTGCTTTTAGAGGTGGCGTTAAAATTGGAATAAATGGAAAAGGCTTAAATTATAAACCTTCTAAAGTTTTTAATGTTATTGTGTGGGATATGAATAAAAACGGATTTCGTACAATAAAAGCTGAGAATTTGAAATACTTAAAGACTAATAAAATAACTTATAAATTTAAATAAAATGAATACAGAATTTAGACATTGGATAGACCCAATAAAAGAAGAATTAAAAGAGTACATCGAAAATAATATCAATTATTGGGATGGCTGTATAGATGATTTACACCACCATCTTTTTAACGAGGATTACTATTTAATAGGATATTTTAACTGCGAAAAATGGCTTAAAAAACACGGTGTAAATATCTTTGATGGAATTGCATTTGTCCAGGAATACGAAGAGTTTAACTTCGGTACTCAAGGGATCAGAAGATACGAAGATGCCGAAAGGCTTGTGAATATGATTGTTTATATTATAGGGGAAGATTTAATCTATAATGAACAATATCATAAGAATTTTATATATAACGAAAATTAAAATTATGTTTAATCTACAACAAAGAAAGCTTATCCTTAATGAGTATTTAAGGGTAAGCTATTTAAAAAATGATAATCAAGTTTTTATCTTGAGTCTTATTGCAAAACAAAGATTTAAAAATTGGCAGTTTGATAATATGATTGATGATATATTATCCTACTACATAGATGAATTAAACTTGACAGAAAAAAAAGCTAATTATAAATTAAATAATAAAATCCAAATACTATGAAAAAAGATACAAAACAATTTTATTGGAATGATGAAACTATACAACATTTTAGATTCATTTCTTCTTACCTAAATAAAAAACAAGTAGAAAAACAAATCACTGAATTTGTATTTAACGAATGTGATTTGGAAGAAAATGAAACCGAACAAATGTTAATAAAAGATTTAACAAACCAAGTTTATAACTAAAAATAAATAAAATGAATATAAAAGAAATTTGTTTTTATTATGGTCAAAATTATGATAATGTAAAGCATATGAAACAATATTTAAAAAGACTAAAAGAAAGATATAAAAACGATAAATAAATTAAACATTAAATAAATTAAATTAATTATTTAGCCCTCTTTTTAGAGGGTTTTTTTATGGGTTTATTTTTGTAAGTTGTTGAATATCAATAAAAGGGATATTAAATTAATATCAAATAGGGCGAATTTTACGCCTCAGACAACGCCTAATGCAATTAAAATAGATTTGATACCATAACCCCAGCCAAATATTAGAGGCTCTTAGAACTAATCTTTTTATTATGCTTGAATAGTATTTATTAGGGGGACTCTGTGTAAAAATGGCAAGTCGTACTAAAATAACCAAGACTCCACACAGATAACATTCTCCAACTGACAATTAATTGTAAAATAATTTGCATATGTCATTTTGAATTCGTATCTTAGGTGTAACTAATATTTATTAACTAAAATTATAATTATGAAAAACATCAGAAAAAAAGATTTAATATATTGTCATAACTCACAAAAATACTATTGGGATGATACCTCTATATTAAGGACATTTGAAGAAGAAATATTAAATGATGTAAGTTTACCTTACGCAAAACAATACGTTAAAGAGCATTTTGGCAAAGACAAAGAAGTCATTGATGTTGCACAAGTAATAATGAATGCTCGTTTAAATTGTAAGTAAATAGATAGGGTAGCATAATGTTACCCTTTTTTTCTATATTTGCTTTGTGAATATCGAACCACATATCTGTTTTAGTTGGTGTTTAGAAAATGGCATAAAGATGTATCCAGTGCCAACACACAATAAAGAGATGTATATTGAAGTTTACAATAACGGAACGATAATCAGATCACCCCAAACGTATACAGCAAAAGTAATTTACGATAAAATCCACGAACTGTATTGTCATTACTACACCACGAATAATTGAATATTCCAACTGTCCTAATGGCACATATATATATAATTATAAGTATACATAAGTAAGTATATTTTTTATTTTATGTATAAGTATGTATTAGTATAATATTGTACATAA